CGAGAGCAGAATTAGTAACCCCCAATTTCACCCAGGGTTCGATGAACAGTACAACTACAACGACTCAGGAAATAGTCGAAGAAATAACGACAACAACATATGGGTCAGCATTAAACAAATGGTCTGGGGACAACATAACCCATACTTCAACCTCTTCAGGAGGTATAGTGGATTCCGATTCGGTCTTCACTTTGACAACACCTGGAAGCGATTTTACACTAGAAATAACAACAAGAGCAGCCAGTCAAGTATTATCAGTAACAGAAATAGAAAGAGAAATCGACACTACTTCTACTACTACATCCTTGTCAGTCTTCTCTCAATAGCTCCATTAAGAGCAGAAGAAAACAATGTTAGTAATCCAGTTGCAGCTGCGACAGGTAATGTAACTAATCAAGCGGTGCAATTCCAGAACAATGGAGCACCGTCTAGACAGCATTACGGTCCTAATATCAGCTGTAATGGAGCTACAATGACATTCTCTCCATTCTATATGGGAAATCATACTAAACCATGGGATATAGATGAAGATGGAATGAGACCTTCTAGTTATACTCTAGCAGAGAACTGGGGAGGTCAAATCAACTTTATGGTACCTTTAGACCGTGAAGGTTTAAAACGGTGCCGTAGTATTGCACTTAGACAAGAAGAGAAGATGAGATTAGATTATGAATTAGTTAGAGTCCTGAAGTGTGCAGAATTGCAGCAGAAAGGATTTATGCTACTTCCTACTTCTGATATTGGTCATATGTGTAGTGATGTTATTCCTATTAAAAAATGGGAAGAAGCTAAAAAGAAAGTATTAAAGTGTAATACACCACCACCGCCATGGTATAAGCCATGGAGTAAACCCAAAGAAAAATGTAAAATGAGTACACTATCAGATTTAAAAGCTAAAGAATTAGCTAAACCTAAAGAATCAAAAAAAGAAACTAAATCCACTGAAGAATAATGATCCTAATTATCAAGCCCATCCTTTTCGCCTTCTTGAAGTCAGACTCAGTAAAGAAGCTCGTAGTAGATCTACTAGAAGCATACGTTGCTAGAACTGACAATAAATTAGATGACCAAGCATTAGAAATTGTTAAAAAGAAACTATTAAGTTAAATGGCTAAAGCCAAAGAAGAGAAGTTTAATGAACTTCATAACCTCGTCACTGAAGAATTCCTTAAGAGGGTTCGTAGTGGCGAGGCTACTACCCAAGATTTAAAAGCAGCGTGTGATTGGTTAAAGACTAATGATATTACTGGTATTGCCTTAGAAGGTACACCTTTGGATAAGTTAGCTGCAATCATACCTAAAGTAGACCCAGAACTCGTACAACATAGACTCTATGGCAGAACTAGGTAAGACAGCTCGGCATTATAAGAAGAATGCTTCTTCGAGAGCTAAACACGTAAAAGATAACAGTCCGGGTGGTAAGTATGCTCACACTAATGCATATAAGAAAGCCCACGGTAAAGCTAGAGCTAGTTTAAAAATAAGAAAAGGTTCCTCTATGGATGCTTCAAAACAATCAGACGGTTCGTATAAAGCTGAGAGTCGGAAGACTAACAGAGGCAGAGGTGGTGCTAAGAGGAAGTAATGGAATATGACAAACGGGGTAATATACCCGGTCCCGGTCAATCAAGAGTAGGTACAATACCTAGATATCAATCTGAGGATGACCAAGCTGTTCTTGAACATGAGAACAGATGGGGTAAAGAAGTTAAAGATCTGGCTCTGCAAGGTTTAGCAGCAGCTGCAACACAAGGTAAATTTGGTGATACACCTGCTTCTCAACAAACAGTAGATGTTGCAGGTATGGAAGTAATGGATTTAGATCCTAAAGTCTATAGACACGCTGTAGTATATCATAGAAATAATCCTGATGCAGGTTGGGGTGCAGCTATTAGAGCTGCTAAACTAACAGCAGGTAAAGGTCCATATGATCCTAAAGTATACATACCTCCTAACGAACGTATAGGTACACAGAAAGGCGAGCCTCTACAATCGGTAAATCCAGATCAGTTAGATCTTCCTTTTGATCAAGCTAAATTAGCTCAGTATCAAAAAAATATGAGGAATCCTAATATACCTCAACAGGTTA